GAAGTGATCTTTCTGACCTGATAAATAGTTCATCAGGTAATTTAGAGATCAATAGATCATGAGTCAACTGTTTGGTTTTTTAATCAAAGATGGCGGGGGGAGCAAGGGTCAATCTCCTGTTCCCCCTAATAGTGATGACAGCGTAGCCACCGTAGCAGGTGGCTATTTTGGTACTTACGTAGATGTAGAAGGCGTCTCGAAAAACGAGTACGAACTACTTAAGCGATATAGAGACATGTCGCTACACCCAGAAGTAGACACTGCCATTGATGAAATTGTAAATGAGTTTGTTGTCAGCGATGCAGATGATGCACCCGTTGAGATCGAACTATCAAATCTTCAGATGGGTGCTGGAGTAAAGAAAAAGATTAGAGATGAGTTCGACCACATCTTAAAGATGTTGAACTTCGACAAGAACGCTCATCAGATCATTCGTAATTGGTATGTGGATGGTAGGGTATATTACCACAAGGTCATCGATCTTGAAAACCCCAAAGCAGGTATCCTAGAACTACGAAACATTGATGCAGTCAAGATTCGTAAGGTTCGTCAAAAGATTCAAGACCCAAGAGTTGCATCAGATCCTCAAGCAGTCAAAGGTACTGCGTTGCAATATGATTGGGGCAATTACGTAGAGTATTACATCTACCAACCCAAGGGTTTCTCTGGTTCGATGTCGATGCCACACAACAGTGCATCAGACTTCGCAACCAATAACGGAATCAAGATTGCATCCGACTCCATCGCTACCGTCAACTCGGGTGTGATGGATCTGAACAAGAAGTACAGTCTCTCCTTCTTACACAAAGCAATCAAGTCTCTCAATCAGCTTCGTATGATTGAAGACTCTCTGGTCATCTACCGTTTGTCCAGAGCACCCGAACGCAGAATCTTTTACATCGATGTTGGTAATCTTCCTAAAGTCAAGGCAGAACAATACCTCCGTGATGTCATGGCACGTTATCGTAATAAGTTGGTTTACGATGCTTCGACGGGAGAGATCAGAGATGATAAAAAGCACATGAGTATGCTGGAAGATTTCTGGTTACCTCGCCGCGAAGGTGGTAGAGGCACAGAGATCTCCACACTACCTGGTGGTCAGAACCTAGGTGAACTCAAGGACGTTGAGTATTTCAAAAAGAAACTATACAACTCCCTGAACTTGCCACCCTCTCGTCTCACTGACGACAACAAAGCATTCAACCTAGGCAAGTCTACAGAGATCCTACGTGATGAACTGAAGTTCAGTAAGTTCATCGGTCGTCTTCGCAAGCGTTTCTCACGTTTGTTCCACGACATTCTCAAGACTCAACTTATCCTCAAGGGTGTCATCGCTCCTGAAGATTGGGAGGACATGGAAGAGCATATCCAATATGACTTCCTGTTTGACAATCACTTCAATGAATTGAAGCAACAGGAGATGATGATGCAGCGCGTCACTCTCGTTACCCAGATGGATCCTTTCGTTGGAAAGTATTTCTCTACCGAGTACATCCGTCGTCAGGTTCTCATGCAGACCGAGAAGGAGTACAAGGAGATTGACAAGCAGATGTCATCTGACATTGACAGTGGCATGGCAATCGATCCAGTCGATGTCAATTCTCTAGAGATGATGAACCAGCAGAACACTGCCTTCGCTCCAGAAATTGCAGCGCAACAGGCAGACGATGCTGGCGAAAGAGAACTAGAGAAAGCAAAGGAAATGGAGAAGTTGAAACCTGCTCCCGCGCCTGCAAAACCTAAAGCTGATAAATAAAATATAATCTCTTGATTACACTATGGATACACCACTAGAGTCTGAACTCGTTGACATTGTTGATTTGATTGCTGACAAGAAGCGTGGCGAAGCGTTAGATAAAATTAACGATTATCTATACGGCAAAGCACAGGACGTGATTGATCAGTACAAGCAGAGTGTAGCTTCTAGCTACTTTGATGAACCTACAGATACTCCAGAAGAATGAAACTCATTACAGAAAACATTGAGGAGGTCAAACTTTTGACCGAAGAAAAAGACGGTCAGAAGCACCTCTACATTGAGGGTGTATTCCTCCAGTCGGAAGTAAAAAACCGTAACGGAAGAGTCTATCCATTTTCTGTTCTGGAAAAAGAAGTAGGTCGTTACAACGAAGAGTACGTAACCAAAGGTCGTGCTCTAGGAGAACTCGGTCACCCCGATGGTCCCACTGTAAACCTTGATCGTGTATCCCACAGGATCATGTCACTCAAGGCAGAGGGAAATAACTTCGTAGGTAAGGCACGAATTCTCGACACACCAATGGGCAACATTGCCAAGTCTCTCCTTGGTGAGGGTGTGAAACTTGGTGTTTCTTCTCGCGGCATGGGTAGCATTGATAGGCGTGAAAACGCCAACTATGTTATGGATGACTTTATGCTCGCGACTGCAGCAGACATTGTTGCAGATCCTTCCGCTCCTGATGCATTTGTAAACGGCATTATGGAAGGTAAGGAATGGGTATGGGACAACGGACTCCTAAAGGAGAAAACTGTGTCTAAATACCAGGGATACATTAGTGAATCATCCAAAAAAGATTTGGAAGAGAGGACCCTACAGGTCTTTGAACACTTCCTGTCAAATCTCTAATTTAATAAATAATCATAGAAATAGCTATAGAAATTCAAGGGGAAACTCAAATGTCAGATATGTTAAAGGAAAAATTTGAGGAGTTTGTAACTGAATCAGGTCTAGTTGTAGAAGCGGGCGATCCTATGCCAACAGTATCTGCAGCAGTTATTCCTGGTGGTGGCGGTTATGAAGCGTCTAGCCAGTCCAAGACCGAAGTCAACTCCAAAGCTGGAGCTGGTGAAGGTAAGGCAACTGTAGGCACTGATGCTGTCAATGGTTACGGAGCTCAACAGTCAGTCACCGACAACGGTGGTCCACGTCCAGACGGAAACGATGAGGGCGAGGATAATCCTGGTGCTAAAGCATCTGCTCCTGTTGGTGCTAAAGGCGCACAGAGCGATGGTACTGCACAGACCGCTAACATCAATGATCCTGGCGATCAGGGCAAGACTCAAACCGTTGGTGCTGACGCAGCATATGCAACCAGCACTGGTCCTGATGTAACATATCCCATCAAACCTTCCTTTGAATCCCTTGACATGAGTGCAGATGTTGCAGCACTCACCGAAGGAACAGAACTCTCTGAAGAGTTCAAAGAGAAAGCAGCAACAATTTTTGAAGCAGCAGTCAAATCCAAACTGTCTGAAGAGTGGGCAAAACTCGAAGAGCAGTTTGAGACTCGTCTCTCCGAGCAAGTAGCAACCGTTAAGGGTGAGCTTGCAGAAGAGGTTGGCGGTACTATCAAGTACGCTATTCAAGCATGGTTAGAAGAGAACCAAGTATCCATCGATCGTGGTATTCGTAACGAAATTACCGAAGACTTCATCTCTGGACTCAAGAATCTCTTCCAAGAGCATTACATTAACATCCCCGACGACAAAGTTGATGTTGTCGAAGGATTGACTGAAGACATTCGTAAGATGGAAGACAGCCTCAACCAACAAATTGAGCGCAACGTGAAACTTCAAGGTCGTCTAGATGAGACTGCAAAAACTGTAATTCTGAACGTTGTTTCGGAAGGATTGGCAGATACTCAAAAAGACAAGCTGGCATCTCTAGCAGAAGGCGTAGAGTTTGAATCTGAAGAGAAGTTTACAGAGAAGGTTAAGACCCTCCGTGAATCATACTTCCCAGCAAACCCTGCTTCCCCTGCTGTAGAAGCTACTGACGAAGCACCAGTCGAAGGCGAAGAGGTATCCCCAGCAATGGCACAGTACCTCCAAGCAATTAATCGCTGGAATTCCTGATAATAATTTTATAAATTTTCCTTACCCTAACAAGCTAAAATGTTTAACGCAGAAAAGCTTCAGGAAAAGTGGGCACCTGTTCTAGGTCACGAAGGCTCCTCGCCTATCGGAGACCGTTATAAGAAGGCTGTCACCTCTGTCCTCCTGGAGAACCAAGAAAGATTCATGCGCGAAGAGCGCGGCATGCTAAACGAAGTTGCAGTTAACAGCCTAGGCGCTGGTACTGTTTCTCCTGCTGGCAGCGCACTCGGCAACGCTAACACTGCAGGTCTTGCAGGTTTCGACCCTGTACTGATCTCCCTCGTCCGTCGTGCAATGCCTAACCTGATGGCATATGACGTATGTGGCGTCCAACCAATGTCTGGTCCTACTGGACTTATCTTCGCAATGCGTTCCCGCTACGAGAACCAAGGCGGCGAAGAGGCATTGTTCAACGAGCCCGACACTGGATTCTCTGCTGCACACGACGCTTCTGCTGGAGCTTATACTCCTAGAACTGGCGCTGGTGTTGGTGGCGATTCCGAAGGCAACAACCCTTCACTCCTTAACGACTCCTCCCCTGGAACCTACGAAGTAGGTCGTGGCATGAGCCGTGAGAACTTGGAGAAGATGGGCGAAGCTTCCCGTCTGTTCCGTGAGATGTCATTCAGCATTGAGAAGACTTCTGTGACTGCAAAGTCCAGAGCACTCAAAGCAGAATACACCTTGGAACTGGCACAAGACCTCAAGGCGATCCATGGTCTGGATGCAGAGCAAGAACTTGCTAACATCCTTTCTAGCGAAGTTCTCGCAGAAATCAACCGTGAAGTCGTCCGTACTGTCTACACAGTTGCAAAGAAAGGTGCTCAAAACAACGTTGCTAACGCTGGCATCTTCGACCTCGACGTTGACTCCAACGGCAGATGGTCTGTTGAGAAATTCAAAGGACTTCTCTTCCAGATCGAGCGTGACGCTAACGCAATCGCACAAGAGACTCGTAGAGGAAAGGGCAACTTCCTGATCTGTTCTGCTGATGTCGCTTCGGCACTGGCAATGGCAGGAGTTCTCGACTACAGCAGCGGTCTAACTGGCGCTGGTGGTCCTTCCATCGGTGATGTTGATGACACTGGTAACCTCTCCGTAGGTACTATCAACGGTCGCATCAAGGTCTACGTTGATCCTTATGCAGCGAACCTCTCCGACAAGCACTACTATGTTATCGGTTATAAGGGTACTTCCCCTTATGATGCAGGTCTCTTCTACTGCCCCTATGTACCTCTCCAGATGGTACGTTCTATCGATCCTGATACCTTCCAACCAAAGATTGGTTTCAAGACTCGTTACGGCATGGTCAGCAATCCTTTCGTCACCACCAACGGTGCATACAACGGCACCCCCGATGGCGAATCGCTCACCGCAAATGCAAACATGTACTACAGACGTGTACAAGTCACAAACCTCATGTGATTCATCACCAGGTTTACACAGCGTCCCTTCGGGGGCGCTTTTTTTATGTTTTGAATAAATAGATGTTAGAATTTACTATGGGTTATTATGCCATCCCTAGAAGAAGCGAAAGCACAAGCAGACGCTAGACGAGCAGCAAAGAAAGTAGAACCATCAACAGAGACAGAGACAAAGAAACCGTCAACGTTCAAGATTCTCATCGGAACTATTGGTGCGTTGTTTGCTGTATCACACATCGGTCTGATCGGATATGTAATTCACAGACCAGAAGAACCAACTGTACCACAGGTTCCAACCATCAACATTCCTCGTGGTGACTATTCATCTTACAGTATCAAAGCAGGTAAGGACGGATACCAGATTGAATACAAAGCAAACGATCCTGCTATTCTAGAATCAGAAAAATCACTTCGACTCAATCAAGAGAGGAAGGGATTCTTTGGTCGTGGTGGTACTGAAATGCGTGACGAGTATCGCAGAGACCAGTACACCATGGATGGCACTCGCAACATCGGAGGTGAAATAGGTGAAGTGGGAAAGACAGGAGGTGTCAGCGCCGAGTGTATCGCGGCGGACGCTGGAGCACGATCTCAAGGTGCGATGGCAGGTAGTGCTATAGCTGCTGGTGTCGCCGTCCCAGCGGTCGCTAGCATCCCCTACGTGGGTTGGTTAGCAGGTGGATGGGCACTTCTCCTAGGACAGAAGGCAGGGTCATCTCTAGGATCCACTGTAGGAGGGGTCTTTAACGACTGCTAAATAGTAGTGCTTGGGAAGTTGACATGACTGCTGATTGGTACAAGAAACAACCATCCAATAGAAACTTTCTATCCCCAACAGGTTTTACCTTTCGGATGGAAAGATTTGAAGGGGTGGATTTTTTCTGTCAATCAGCAAGCATTCCTGATGTAAACATGCCAGTTGTCGAAGTGGCAACACCGTTCAGAAGTGCCCCCATTATCCCTGGCGGTGGTGTAGAATATGGAGACCTGTCATTGAGATTCATCATTGATGAAGACCTCAAGAATTACATGTCCGTTTGGAATTGGATTAGAGACTACGGTAACGCAGATTCATTTGAAGGAGAACCAGAAGGATATTCTGATGGGAACCTCATGATTCTGACATCAAATTTCAATCCACAGTTTATTGTGAACTTTGAGAATTTGATTCCAGTATCTCTAACCAGCATACCTTTTGATGCCACGGTCAGTGAAGTTGAATTCTTTACTGCAACTGTCACCTTTAAGTATCACAGGTACACAGTGAATGATTTGTCAATGCAACCTTTATGAATTTCAACTCCTTACATCAACGCTTCCAATCAATTAAGGAAGAGTGGACCAAAGATACACAAATCGATTTTCAATTTAAGAACAAACAATACTCTGAAGATCTGGCACGTCTTGCGTTGGAGATCCCTTTCCAGCACAATAAATACTTAAACCATTACACAGATCTCTCACAAATTAAAACCTCAC